TGTCTTACGCTGGTGCTTTGATGAACTTCTCAATGGATGTTGGTAATTCAATCGTCTATAGAGAACTTGTTGGAGGTACTAAAGAGGTGTTGTTAACTGATAGAGCAGCTAATGGCTCTGTGACTATAGAAGCACCAACTCTTGCACAAAAAGATTACTTCTCTGCTGCTTTAGTTGATACAACACTAGGAAATCTAACAGTTACTCATGGTACTACTGCTGGGAATATTGTCAGAGTTACAAGCACAAAAGTAGATATTGGTGATGTGGCTTATGGTGAGGCTGATGGAGTAACTATGTTAGAAATACCTTATACACTTGTTCCAAGTTCAGCAAATGACGAACTTAGTATAGTCTTTACTTAGTAAGTATTGACTACTGAGGTAGAGTAAAGAAGTATATATCTGAATTTATGGCATTTGTTAGAAAAAAGACCAAGGTTTATCCTTGGCCTGTTGAGGTTAAAACTCCTAGTGAAACTGAAATAGGTGAGTTTGAAACGACAATTTTTACTGGTAAATTTATACGACTATCAAGACCAGAACTTGATAGCTTTGAGTCAGCTACAGAGTTTGATGCACTTAAAAAAGTGTTAGTTGGCTGGGAAGATGTAAATGAGGAGGATGGTACACCTATAGAGTTTTCAGATAAGGTGTTAAAAGAATTTGCAGAAGATATAGATTTTGTTGCTGGAGTATTAGATGCTTTTAAAAAATTCTATGCAAATGCACAAGTGGGAAACTAACTGATGCTGCTTTATATTGGGCTTCGGGTGGCAAACAAGTTATAGATGAAACACTAAAAGACGCTGCTGCGTTTGGTCTAAAAATCGAGAAGCAACCAGAGGAAAAACAAGACTTTGAGGTTTTTCAAGAGAATTGGGATATTGTAAATATGTTTCTACGATGTCAGACACAATGGAACACAACCTTTGGAGGTGTAGTAGGATTAAAGTACGAGGTATTATTACTTGATGGAGGACTGTTTGACCTTTATCATGTGAATAACCGCAAAGAAATGCTAGAAGGTTTACAACTTATGGAAACAGTTGTTTTGAAAGAAATGAATAAGGAGAAGAAGTAGTGGCTCAAGTACATCCAGTTACCCTTAAATTACAAACGCAAGGTTTTGCTGGAATAAAAAATATAGGTCAAGACTTTAAAAAATTTACTTCAACAGTAGCAGCTTCAAAACCAAAACTTGATAGGTTTATAAAAGGAATAACAACAGTACATGGAAATACAAAATTAAGTAAGGTTGCGTTTGAAGGTCAAATAGCTGCTCTAACAAAACTAAGAGATAATGTTGGTATTGGTACTGTTGCTTATCAAAGACTTGGAGTTGAGCTAGATAAAGTACGAGCAAAAATGAACGCTGCCACGGCAGCAGCCGTACCTCAAGGAGGAATGTTTGCGAGACTTAACGCAAGATTTCAAAAGCTTGGGGTTGGAACAAGAGGCGCACTTGGAGCATTAGCTGGAACAGCAACAGCAGGGCTTGGTTCTACAGGCCAACTTGCTTTTGCTGGCGGTGCAGTTGGTGGCCCGGCTGGTGCGTTAGTTGGTGCTGGTATTGGTGCTACAGTTGATACTTTGAAAGGTGCTAGTGCTGCTGCAACATATTCAGCAGAAATTCAAAGATTAGAAATAGCGTTAAAAGGTGTAACAAAAACTGAGGCTGGATTTGCTAAAGCACAGAGCATTATTGCTGCTACATCAAAACGACTCAATGTACCTATTCGTGACGCAACAAAACAATTTACACAATTATCTGCTTCTGTTATTGGTGCTGGTGGTACTTTAGATGATGCAGCTTTAGTTTTTAATGGTGTTACTGAAGCAATAAAAGCAACTGGAGGTGGTGCAGAAGATGTACAATCTGCGATTCGAGCAATGTCGCAGATTTTTGGTAAAGGTAAGGTATCTGCGGAAGAACTACAAGGTCAGTTGGGTGAAAGACTAGCTGGTGCTGTTGTGAAATTTGCAGAGGCAAGTGGAAGAACTCTGCAAGACTTACAGAAAGATTTAAGAGATGGTACTGTTGGTTTGACTGATGTTATGAAATTTGTAACTAAATTAAGTAAAGATCATAAGACGGCTGCTGAAGCTATGGCAGCTTCTAGTGTTGAGGCTGGATTAAGGATGCAAGTTGCTATGCAAGAACTACAAAGAAAGTTAGGAGATCTGCTTGTTCCTATTGGTGCTTTCTTTCAAAACGTAGTTACTATGGCTACTAATGCAACAATAGCAGTTCTTGATTTTCTTGGTTCTTTCGCAGACGAGGATGCTGGCAAATCGCCTTTAGAAAAAATGCAAGCAGATTTAGAAAGATTGAAAAAAGAATTAAAGTCTGGATTTAAAATGGGTGGAGGTACTTTAGGGGGAGGTATTCTTGGAGGCCAAATACCTATTGGTCTTTCCGATGAGGAAAAGGCAAAACTAGAGCAAGACATTGCAGATCTTGAAGCGCAAATTGAAAAATTTAGTGAAAAAACAAAAAGTGCTTTTGGTAATGTAGGAAAAGAGGCTGCTTTACCTTTACAACAATTTGCTAAAAGCGCATTTGATATTACAAAACAAACAGAACAAGCATTTGTAAATGCTTTTAAAGGTATGGAAGATGCTTTAGTTAAGTTTGTAACTACAGGTAAGTTAAACTTTAGAGATCTTGCAAATTCTATTATTGCTGATTTAACAAGGATGCTTGTTAGGTACGCTATTGTTCAGCCTTTATTTTTTAGAATGTTTCCTAGTTTAAAACCAAGTGCTAAAGGTAATGTATTTGCTGAAAATAAAATCGTACCTTATGCCAGAGGGGGCATAGTAAATGGCATAGTAAATAGACCCACTATATTTCCAATGGCAGATGGAATGGGGCTTATGGGAGAAGCTGGCCCAGAAGCAGTCATGCCTCTGAAGAGAGGTAGAGGAGGAAGACTTGGAGTTGAAGCTTCTGGTGGAGTTGGTAATATTGTCGTAAATGTAGATGCTTCTGGAACAAATGTAGAAGGTGAAGAAGATCAAGGTAGAGAGCTTGGTCGTTTAATTGCAGTTGCTGTACAATCTGAAATAATACAGCAACAAAGGCCGGGAGGTTTATTAGCATAATGGCTGCTTTTCCATCTATAGAACCTAGTTATCCAGTTAAAAAATCATCAAATCCTAGAACAAGAACTGTTACTTTTGGAGATGGATATGAGCATAGATTTTTGTTTGGTTTAAATCAAAATCCAAAAGAATTTTCACTTATTTGGAAAGATTTATCTGAGACTGACTCTGATACCATCGAGACATTTTTAGATGCAAGAGCAAATGATGGTGATAGCTTTACATACACACCACCAAATGAATCAAGCTCTATGCAATTTAAATGTCCAAAATGGTCAAAAAATATGAATTATTCTAATCTTGCAACTATAAACGCAACATTTGTGCAAGTATTTGAACCAATATCATAATGACAGTAAATTCAGCAGTATTTAGTAATTTACAATCTATTAATCCATCAGCAATTATTGAATTGTTTACTCTTCAATTATCTACTGCACTTCATGGTGCAAATACAATTTATAGATTTCATGCTGGTAGTAACCTAAATGCAAATGGTCAAATAGTTTGGGCTGGTAATTCTTATCTTAGGTTTCCTGTGCAAGCATCGGGTTTTGCTTTTCAACGTGGACAGTTACCTAGACCTAAAATAACTATTAGTAATGCTACAGGATTAATTTCAGCAATTCTTTTATCTGTTAATGAAACAACTGCCGGTAATGATTTAACAGGAGCTACAGTTACAAGAATAAGGACATTAGCTAAATTTATAGACGCTGTTAATTTTGCTGACGGAACAAATGCTACAGCAGATAATACAGCAGAATTTCCTAGAGAAGTATATTCTATTGACCGTAAATCAACTGAGACTAGAGAAATTGTAGAATTTGAACTTGCTGCACCTACAGATTTAGCAGGAGTGCGGATACCAAAACGTCAAGCAACACGATCTATATTTCCTTCTATTGGTACGTTTGTTCAATGACTTGGAAATATAAAGCACTACTTCATGCACAACAAGAAGATCCAAAAGAATCTTGTGGTTTATTGTTAAATGTAAAAGGAAAGGTTAGATATTTTCCCTGTCGTAACCTTTCAATGACAGATCATCAATGTTTTATTATTGACCCAGAAGATTATGTGAAGGCAGATAATACTGGTAAAATTGTTGGTGTGGTTCATAGTCACCCTATAACACCTCCTACTCCTAGTCAGGCAGATAAAATCGGCTGCGAAGATAGTAACCTACCTTGGTATATTGTTAATCCAAAGACAGAACAATGGGCTTATTTAGAGCCTTGTGGATACAAACCACCTTTATTAGGCCGTCAGTGGGTTTGGGGTATAACAGATTGTTGGAGTTTAGTAAGAGATTGGTATAAGGAAGAAAGAAATATTGAACTTAGAGATTGGAAAAGACCTACAACACTGGAAGAATTTAATAATAAACCTTTGTTTGAAGATTGTGCTTGGCGCACTAATTTTAGAGAACTTAGACCAGATGAGAAATTACAAGATGGAGATGTTTTGCTTATGAGTATTCTTCACCCAACTTTAAATCATGTAGCATTATTTTTTGAAGGAGATGTTATTCACCATTTAACCGATAGACTATCTTGTAGAGAGTCTTACTCTGAATGGCTGCTAAAATGTACAGGAAAGAGGTATCGGTATGCTTCGTAAATTAAAGTTATATGGACAGTTGGCAGAATTTATCGGACATAAAGAGTTCGAGATAAAAGTTAACAGTGTTTCTCAAGCAGTAAGTTTTTTAGTATATAACTTTCCAGAAGTAGAACGTTTTATGAGTGCTAAATATTATCAGGTAAAAGTTGGTAATTATGATATTGATGAGAGTGAATTAGCATATCCTGTAGGACAGGAAGATATACATTTTATTCCAGCTATCAGTGGTGCAGGAGGTAATTTTGGAAAAGTATTATTAGGTGCTACTTTAATTGGAGCTTCATTTTTCTTTCCCGGTGCTGGTCTGTTTGGGACTACAAGTTTTAGCGGTGCTGCTGCTGGTGCTGGTATTGCAACAAAAATTGGTACAGGGTTAAGTGCTATTGGAGCAGGACTAGTTCTAAATGGTGTAAGTGGAATGTTATTTCCATTACCAGAGCCACAAAAATTTAATTCAGAAGAAGATCCACAATTATCTTTTAACTTTAGTGGAGTTCAAAATACATCAAGGGCTGGTACACCTGTACCAATAGTATATGGGGAAATAATTACAGGAAGTGTTGTAATAAGTGCAGCAGTTGACACTAATCAGGTAGAAGCATGACAGACGAAACTAAACTTATTAGAGGATCTGGAGGCCCACCTGCCCCACCCCCACCTCCTTATCGTGCGCCTGATACTTTACATAGTAGAAGTTTTGCCACTATACAAGATTTAATATCTGAAGGCGAGATAGAAGGTTTTGCAAGTGCATCAAAAGAAGGACTTACAAAAGGAACAACGGCTTATAACAATGCAAGTCTAAAGGATGTATTTCTGGATGATACTCCAATACTTGCTGCTGACGCTACAAGTGCAAACCCTAGTGAAGAAAAATTTAATTTTAAAGATGTATCTTTTAAATCTAAATTTGGAACTTCCAATCAAACTGCGATGAGTGGTATTCCTGCCGAGAGTAGATCACCTACTTCGGTTGGGGTTGAAGTCGAGAATGATGATTTAGCTACTATATGGACAGCTATTGATGACGGTGCTGGAAATCTAACTGGTACAAATTATACTGTTGGCAATATAGTTAAATCTGGAAATAGTGCAGCAAGTAAAACAATTGTTTTTAAATGCACTACGGCAGGACAAGCTGGCACTACTGAGCCTACAGCTTTTTTAACTGCCTCAGTTGGGCAAACTATTACTGATGGTGCAGTTACTTGGACAGCCCAAACTGTTGCCGTAAGTGGTGCAGTAACTAGACAAATTACAAATACAGATGTAGATGCAATTATTGTTACTCTAACTTGGCCTCAGATACAGGTAGCCGAAGATGATGGAGATATTCGAGGTGATACTATTGAGTATGCAATTCAAGTAAAGCATGATTCTGGTAGTTTCGTAGACAAAGTAGTAAGCTCTGTTAGTGGAAGAACAGCAGATGCGTATGCCAGAGATCACAGAATAGAATTAACAAGTGGTTTTACAACTGTTGACGTAAGAGTGGTTCGCATTACAGCAGATAGCACAGAAGCTAATAGAGTAAATGCTTTTCAATTCACAAGTCTTCAAGAAGTTATAGATAATAATTCAACCTATGCCAATAGTGCTTACGTTGCTCTTCGTTTAGACAGTAAACAGTTTAATAATATTCCTTCTAGAAAATATCGCATAAGAGGAGTAAAAGTAAGAATACCGGGAGCAGGAGCATCTAATTCTGGTACGCCTACTGTTGATAATGCAACTGGCAGAATTGTTTACCCAAGTGGCTACATATTCAACGGAGTTATGGGTGCTGCTGTTTATACCAACTGCCCTTGTATGTGCTTACTCGACCTTCTCACAAACACGAGGTACGGTCTGGGAGATCATATTACTGACAGTAATTTAGATTTATTTAGTTTTGTAGCTGCCAGTAAATATGCAAACGAGTTAGTAGATGATGGTACAGGATCAGGTGCTACTGAAGCTAGATTTAGTTGTAATGTAAATATTCAAAGTCCTAAAGAAGCATTTGCAGCGATAAATGATTTAGCTGGTGTTATGAGATGTATGCCAATATGGTCTGCTGGATCTGTGACTATATCTCAAGATAAACCAACAACAGCAAGTTACCTATTTAATTTAGCCAATGTAAGCGAAGGTGGGTTTGCATATCAAGGCAGCAGTTTAAAACAACGTCATTCTGTTGTTTCTGTAAGTTACTTCAACATGGACTCGAAAGAAGTAGACTTTGAAGTAGTGGAAGATACTACAGCAATATCAAAACTTGGAACAATAGTAAAACAGGTAAAAGCATTTGCGTGTACATCTCGTAATCAGGCCGCCAGACTGGGTCGTGCAATACTTTTTGCCGAACAAAACGAAAGTGAAACTGTTACATTTTCAACTTCAGTAGATGCAGGAATTGTAGTAAGACCCGGCTCTGTTATAGAAATAAACGATCCAGTAAGAGCAGGAGCTAGAAGAGGTGGTCGTATTGTATCTGCAACAACTACCACTATCACTATTGATGCAGAAGCACAAACAACTTTACCAGCATTAAATGATAATCCGACTATAAGTGTAATTTTGTCTGATGGATCTGTTGAATCTAAAACCATATCTAATATTACAGGGCCAGTTTTAACTGCTAGTTCTGCATTTTCATCAGCACCATTAGCAAACTCTCCTTATTTAATATCAAGTACAACATTACAGACTCAGTTGTTTAGAGTTATTCAAGTAGAAGAGCAAGATGATATTAATTATGTAATTACAGCTTTATCTTATGTAGAAGGTAAATACGCTTTTATCGAAAACAATACTGCATTGCCTACAAGAACTGTATCTTTGCTAAATGCACCTGTTGATTCTCCAAGTAACTTAACAGTTACAGAACAAACAGTTGTAATTAATAGCATTGCTAGAAGTAAATTAATTATTGACTGGCAACCAGTAAAAGGAGTTACACAATACCTCGTCACATATAGACTTCAAAATGGTAATTTCTTTTCTCAAGTTGTATTTAGTAGTGACTACGAAATTTTAGATACTGTGAAAGGAACATATACAATTAGAGTGTTTTCATACAATGCAGCATTAAAATTATCTACAAATTTTACTGAAACAACCTTTACTGCTCAAGGTAAAACTGCATTACCAGAAGATGTTTCTGGACTTACTATTGAGCCAATTAACGAACAATTTATAAGATTAAGATTTACACAAGCAACTGCTGTAGATGTTCTTCATGGTGGTCGTGTTTATGTTAGACATACAAACCAAACTGGAGGTGCAGCTACATTTCAGGCTGCTCAAGATATTATCGAGGCAGCAGCAGGTAACGTAACAGAAGTAATAGCACCTGCTTTAGCTGGAACGTATCTTGTTAAATTTCAAGATGATGGAGGTAGATTCAGTACTAATGCAGCCAGTGTAAATCTTTCTCTTGTTGATATTGTTGATTCAATTGTTGTTAAAACTGACAGAGAAGATACTGATGGAACACCATATAACGGTACAAAAACAAATGTTGTATATGACTCATCTCTTGGAGGCTTAAAACTTATAGACCCAACAGCAAATGCTAGTGGTACTTATGATTTTGTAGATACTCTTGATCTCGGTGGTACATTTTCACTTGTCTTGAAAAGATATTTTCAAGGAGTTGGTTTTTATACAGGAGATCAATTTGATAATAG